GGTTGGGTGACCAGGCGGCGAACGCTTCGATGCCGTCTAGCAGCGTATCGAGGGGGCGTAACGGTTCGACGTCAGCGTCAGCGTAGACGCCGCCGTAGCGCCATAAGAGTTCGAGGCGCAGCAGGTCGGCTTGGAATCTCTTCCAGTCGTTGGGGCACACGTCGCGTGCTGCGTCGAACAAGTCCTGGTTTCGCAGAGGCGGCAGCTCGGCGCTGTCTCGCCATTCGAACATGAACCAGTCGGGATGCAGTTCCTGCCACCGCGCACCGTAACCAGCGAACTCGGCAGGCATCGGATCGTCGAGCCATATCCGATGCAGGATCGTGGTGATCATCGGTGTTCGATGTCGATCACGATGGGGGCCCCATCTGTCAGCGTGTACCGGTCGCGTAGCTTGATCGGCGCGACCATCTCGAGCGTGTTGGGCCCGTGGCCGCGTGCCCCGGGGATCATCGCGTGGCATGGGAGGTCCTCGATCCAGGCTCGCCACAGCTGCCTATCGCGGCTCTTGCGCCCTACCCATTCGATCAGCGGAGGGCCGAGATCGACTGGGGCGGGGAGCCGAACGTTGAGCGAGCCGGGGAACGGTTCGTAGCCGAGCACTCGCCCGAGTCCCTCGTCGTAGCGCGGCATGTTGCGTGAGCATGAGCCTGAGCCGGCGAACACTTCGCCCGAATGCTGCTGGACTGTGCCGGCGATCAGGTAGATGGGCCGCTGATATGCGACACCGCGCGCGAACCGTTCGGTCGTACCGAGCAGTTCGCCTTCGGCGGCAGCGCTGTCGTGGAGCTCTTCGAGCTGATCGCGTGCGGCAGCATGGCGCATCCAGTTCTCGGCTGGATCAGGCGTTTCGATGATCAGCGTCCGCCGGCAGGCTCGCAGTGCTTCGAAGGCGGCCTGCCAGTCGGCGAAGTGATGCAAGACCGAGAGTGCGAATACGACATCGTGGCGTGGGAGATGCCAGAGCTCGTCGACGCTTAGGCGGCGTCCGATCACGTCCACGCTTGGACCGGCGAGGTCGGCTAACCCGGGATTATTGTCGACCGCTGTCGCATGACAGTCGAACGTCTCTGTTGCGCGAGCCGTGAAATAGCCCGTATATGCGCCCACGTCCAGTAGCGTGAACGGCTCGACGCCGGCGAGCGCGGATGCGATCAGCTCCCAACGTTGGGAGCAGTCTCGCTCGCCACGTTCGACGAGTCGGCCGTCACGCCACTGGTCGTGGTAGCGGGTCATACGCCGGCTTACGAGCCGGTGGCGATCTTGACGGCGCGGACGAACAGGTCGTCGTCGTCCGAGGACGGGTTCGCCGGGTCGTTGCCAGGCACGAACTTGCCCTTGACGTCGAAGGACCCGAAGTCGGTGACGACGTTCGTGCCAACCCACGCTTCGGTGGCGAGGATGTTCACGATGTCCGTGGGATCCAGAACCTGAACCGCGCGGATCGCGAACCCACCCTCGGAGAGGGTGGCACCCCATGGCGCGCCCGCCGGGACCATCGGAGCCCGCGTCGAGAGCGCATACGCCGTCTGGTGGAAGGCGTAAGCCTCGTCGGGGGCGATCGCGTTGGACACGACCACCTTGAACCCGGCGATGCGGCCCGTCTCAGCGTCACGCAACGCCGACGGATCCCCTGAGGCCGCGAGGTTCGCGACCCAGGTGGTGGCGTTGAGCACGAACTCCTCGATGTCGGAGCCGACCACGAGCGCTCGGTTGGCCTGAGGCACGGAAGCGTTGTTCAGCGCCTTGCGTGCGGCCACGAACGTCTTGTACGGGTTGGCTTCGTCGAGCACGAGCTCGGTCGCGTAGGTGGCTCCGGACATGAGCTCGCCGACCTCGTCCTCGTAGCCTCGCACGATCGAACGCAGGCAGGGGCTCATCACCTGCTTGGTGAAGTCGAGGATGTCGAGGGTGAAGTTCTCGTCGGTGACCTCGATGTCCTTGTAGAGCCTCGTGTCGAGTGTCACGTCGACTTTCCGCTCGGCCAGCGAATCACGAACGCGGACGTCTCCCGATCGCAGAGCGTTCTTCCGAGCGCTGGTATAGGACGGCAGCCGGATCGAGATCGTGTCGTTCTTCGATCCACGAAAGTCGCCGACGGCGTCACGCCAGACGAGCATGGGGAGAATGACCTCCCGCTCGAGTAGCGCGAGGGCGGTCTCGACGACTTTCTCAGCCTTGATGGTCGAGACGGGCATGTGGTTCCTCCTTGGGTCGGAGCGCCGCCCTCAGGTGAGCTGACGCTGGGCTACAAACGTGGGATCTTGGCGAGCACCTTGTCGGTGTCGAGCTCGGGGGGTGCGTCTTCATCGCGTGTGCCGCCCTTGAGCCGTTCGCTTGGCTTGCGAGCCGGCGGCTTCTTGCCGTCGTCGGAGGGCCCGCCGAACTCTTCGAGCAGCTCATCGGCGTCAGCGTCGAGTTCTTCTTTGGTGGAGCCCACCAGACGCTTGCCTTGCGCCGGCGTCAAACCCTTCTCGGCCGCAACCTCGAGTCGGATAGCTTTGAGCTCAGCCTCCTCAGCGCGCTTGTGCGCCTCAGCGGCCGCAGCAGTGGCCTTCTCGATCTCGGACTTGCCGGCGTCCTCGAGTTCCTTGAGCTTCTCAGCCGCCTTCGCGTTGGCTTTGGACTGCTGTTCATGCTTGCGAGCCATCGCCTTCCATTTGGCGACCTCATCTTTCGGATCCGGATCCGGCTTGTCGTCGGGATCGGGATCGGGCTTGTCGTCGGGCTTGGGATCCGGGTCCGGCTTGTCGTCGGGCTTCGGATTGGGCTTGGTCGGCATCGCATGACCTCCCGTGTCGGGTTTATCCAACAGCCGTGTCGGCTGGTGGTCCTACAGCGACCTGACGCCGAGCGCGCCAGGCGCGGTTGTACTCACGTCGCCCTTCGACGTTCTTCCAGTAGCTGGCCCGATTGCGAATCTGGTCGCACTGACGACATCGGCGGGTCCCGCGGTGGCTGATCCGCGTGTTTGCCGGTGTATATTCGTGACCCGCTGGGCAATGCGTCCTCGCGGCGCGCTCGGCGACAATCGTCTTGCCGCGCAGCAGGTTCGTCCGTCGAGTAACCGGCTCCAGGTGGGATGGATTACAGCACAGGATCTGCCGACAGAGATGGTCCAGGTCGTATCCCGCCAGAATCTTCCCACCCAGCGCTAGGAACAATGCTCGGTGCGTTCCGCAATGGTGCTGCACGCCCACTTCCTGCCACCCAATATGTCCATAGCCGGTTCCGAAGCGAGCGCCCTGCCAGATCCAACACCCACTCTCGCTCACAGCTATGCGGGCCAGGATCCGCTCCTTCACGCGCGCCGGAATCTCGGTCATGCTCGACCAGCCTCAATCTCACGGCGGAAATCACTCAGCGAACCCGTCTCATCCCATAGCTCACGCGCTTCCTTCGCTCCCGGCGGCCACTCCGCATCGAGGGAGTACGCTGGTTCCGGCGTGCACGAGCAGCCGTCATGGGCTGCGAAGTCAACCGTCTCTTCGGAGTACACCGGCCCACGGCTGGCCAGCATCAGACAGAATGCGCAGGCCTTGCCTGATGTGGCGCGAGCCCATCCGAGCGCACGTGAGTCCGCTCGCACCGATTCCAGCAACGTCTCACGCCCACCGTCAAGCGCGAACCGTAATCCTGCTCGCGCCGACATCGACTGGCCCAACCCGAATGCTCGCTCAAGCGTTTCGCCGCGCGCTCTGGCCATCTTCACCGACACTGGCCCCGTGACCGTCAGCGACGTGATCAGCGCCTTAGCGTTCGCGCCCCCAGCGAGCCGGGGAGCGAACGTGCCTGGTCCGAGCTCGATCGCGCGGAACCCGACGAGGTAGCTCGCCGCCAACTGCGTCGAGGTGAGCCGCTGAGCTCCGATGAGCGGAAGGACGACACGCAGCCATCGCGCGATCGTCCGATCTAGATCCTGCGCATCGAGGAGGCTCCAGGCGGCGAGCATCTGACGCACCGTTCGCGCTCCGATCCGAGCCTGAGCGAGCCGGTGCGCTTCGGTGAGTCGTCTACCCTCAGCCGTCAACGCCATCAGACCGCGGCCGGCTGCTGGCCTTCGCTCAACTCTCGCAGCAGCCCTTCGATCCCACCGGAGGACCGCAAGACTTCCTTGGCGCGTTCAACATCCTGCTGCGTGAACCCGGGGATCTTCTCCCACAAGATCTCGGCTGGCACGTTGAGCATCGACGCGAGCTTGCCGAGCGCGTCCGCTGCTTGAGCGAGCGAACGGCTCTCCATGTCACGCCAGGCGACCTGCGCCGAGAAGTCCGCCGCGCCTTCGGAGTCTCCCATCAGGTGCGCGGAGAAGCGCATGACCTGCTCGTGAGATTCGCCGAACGTGTGCTTACGTTCCTGCCATTTGCGCGTCCGGCCGGCCTCGGCCGCCGCCAAAGCTTCGGCGCTCAAGTTGATCATCTGCCCGAGCAGGTCCTGTGGTGGCGTCTGCGTGACGACGGCGAGGTCTCGGATGTCCGAGTCGCGAGCCTTGATGTATCCGTCCAGCGGCGTCGCCGGCAGCGTTCCGAACTTGGTGTCTGGATCTTCGGCGATCAGGATGTCTTCGACGCTGAGGCGGATCTTCTGAGCGCGCCGCTCTTCATCGGTTTCGGGTTTCGCGAGTCCGGCGATGTAGCGAACAAGCCAAGCGCCGAAGCGTTGGACGACGAGACGGTCGAACGTGTCCTGGTCGATCCGCCCTGCGAGCTCGATGTTCGGCTCAACTTCGCCGTCGGTACGACCATCGAGGTCGATCTCGTTCGCGAACCGCACGACGGGACATTCGCCAGCGTTATGCAGCTTGTGGTCGATGAAGCGCAGTCCATCACCGTTCTCGTCGTTCGCGTCGAGCGTGTAGATGGCTTGGTCGTCGTAGAGCCGGAACCGCCAGTAGCGTTTCCCGTCGCTGCCGGTGATCGGCTCGCCTCGCAACGCATACATGGGCCATTCGTCTTCGGCTGGATCCTGGTAGAACGCCATCATCTTGCGGGCGCTCACTCCACGGAGAACCGGGAGCGGATCACCGGGACTGACCGTCACGTAGCTGACGCCATGCGCCATGGCGCCCCGGTGGATCGGGATCTGACGTGCGTCCATGCCGTTGCGTTGCCACACCGTCCAGGCGCCAGCGTTCTCAGGCTGATCCGAGCGGCGGTAGCCCTCGACGTAGAGCCCTTGCGCGAGCGAGCGGACGACGTAGCGCAGCCAGGGCGTGAGTGAACGGTCGCGGAGCTCCCGGTATTCTTTCGTCGTCGCCTTGGGGATCGTCGGCTTGTCGGCGAGGTCGAGAGCGCCGCGATACCAGCGGTCCACCCATTCGATGTGCTCATGGTTCTTCCGCCACGCCGGCAGATACGTTCGCAGCAGGATCTCGGCATCGCTTGGCTTCATCGGCGGCATGCGACGCTTCCCTCCTACCAGACGACACCCGTGCGCTTGCGCTTCTTCCGCGACTTACCCAACGCGAGACGCCGGACCATTCGAGCTCCGATCACACACACCGCAGCGTCGATCTTGCGAGGCGAGTCAGGTGACTCCTTGCCGATCGAGACCATGTCGCGATAGGGACGCCGGCGCGCATTCCCAACGTGGCGTGCTGTACGCGGATCCCCATCATGCGTGAACGCGCCCTCGAGGATCTCGGCGTGACAGACCTCAGCGGCTTTCGCGAACTCGTCCTTGTGGCTGCGCATATCCCAAGCGATCGCCTGCGGTGGATTGGCCGTGGGCGCCGCCCAGATCTCGAGATCATCGGCGTATCGTGACGGCCACTCCGTCAACGTGAACGACTCCCACTCTTTCACGTCCCCGAAGAACGCGACGACGGTGAACTCGTCGAAGGCTCGACGGACGACACGATCCACATCCGCCGCGTCGACCGTCGTCTCAGAGTCGTGAGCCGGATCGG